TCCTTGTACATGGTGACCGACAGGTCGATGGGCGTCAAGCTGCCCTTAGCGTCGATGTAGTTGAGGCTCATTTCGGTGGCTCCTTAGACTTTTTCGATGAGGGCGGTTTGACCCACTGCGGTTGTGCCGTCCAAGGACACCACGCGCCACTTGTGAATCACTGCAGAGCCTGCGGCAGTTGCCTTGCAGACCTTGGGGTATGCGCCGGCCAAAGAGGTGCCGCGTGCCACCGGAGTACCGGCCACAACGAAGTCACCCACGGCAATGACGCCAGTACCGGGCGTAGCCTGCAGACCGTCCAGAGTCACGCGAACGCGACCGTTTGTAGCCACAGAGCCAAGGTTGTAGCCGTCGACGGCGGCGGGATAGTTGGCGGCTACCAGCACACCTTCGATCTCGTTGCCGACAGCGCACAGGCCGTACTGGCTGTCGCCGGCCAGTTTCAGGAACTTACCAACATCGGCGTCGGTGAGTTGGTTGGAAGCACCGGTGCCGTCAGCCGTACGGGCTGTGACAACGGTGGTCGAGTCGACCAGAGGTCCGAACTTGAATTTCGCCATGGTGAGTTACTCCTTACTTGAGGCGAGTCGCTTGAATACGGGCCTGACGAGCCGGATCCGGCTGCGAGACTGCCCCTTCCTGAGGCGCTGCAGCGGAAACCGCTGCAACACCGCCAGACTTGAACTTGGCCTCGAAAGTCGAGCGCAGAGTGCCGTGCTCGGCCAACAAGGCTTCGTCATTGGCTGCGGCCACGCCACCGGGCATGCCCAGAGCCACTTTCATGCGGTCAACGCTGGCCTGTGCAATGGAGCGCAGACCTGCGTTTGCGTTCTTGGCGCCCTCGAGCTCAGCCTTCACAGACTTCATCTCGACGGACAGCTCGATGACCTTGTCCTGAGAGGCTTGCAACTGCGCCTGCAGGACTTGGACGATGGATGTTTCGGGAGCAACAGCGGCGGCTTCGGGCGCCTGTGCGGCTTCCGGTTCGGCTTGAGTAGCTTCCGCTGCGGGAGCGGCTGCTTGCTCAGGCTGCTCGATGGAAGCCTCTACGGCTACACCGGCGCCTTCGGCCAGTGCGGCCAATTGCTGTTCAGTGAGGGCTTTCTTCATGGTGGTACCTTGAATGACGTTCGATCCAGACTGGAGAGGGTTTTGAGAAAAAGCAATCCCCCCTGCTGCAAAAATTTCTGCAGAGGCTTGTGCAACGGCGTTTTGGGGCGCAGACATGCGCGTAAACGCGTTCCGTGGCTCAGGTTGGATGTCGGATTCCACGCGGGAGATCAGCTTGTCGAAGCTCGTCACGCCATCCAGCAGGCCGGCCTCAACGCCCTTAGCGCCGATGAACACGCGACCCTCGCCGGCCGTCTTGTTGAACGTGTCGATGTTCATGCCTCGCCGCTCGGCGACGTAGCCGGCAAACATGCCGTAGAGTTGGTCGAGCTGAGCCTGAACAGCTGCTTGGGATTTTTCGTTCAGCTTGTCGAGCGGATGCCCTTGGGCCTTGAACTCGCCAGAGCGAATCACGGCGGTGTCAATACCCATCTCCTCGTACATGCGCTTGTAGCTCTGCATGACGGTGATGACGCCAACGGAACCGACCTCGGCCGTATCGGACCCGTAGATGGCTCGAGCAGACGACCCAAGCCAGTACGCCGCGCTGCAGCAGCTGGAGTCCGTGTGGGCGTAGACGGGTTTGATCTTGTCAACCTGACGGATCAACTGCGCGGTGTCGCTGACCCCATTGACAGCACCGCCACCAGAGGAGATGTCCAACAGGACCGCCTTCACCGATGGGTCTGACGCGGCCTGAATCAGTGCTGTTCGGATCTCTGAGTACGTCGTGGAGTAGTTGCCGTATCCGGCTGACCCGTTGGTAAGCGACCCACGCACACCAACAACAGCGATAGACCCTTGCACGTCCAGTAAACGCGATCGCTCGTCGTCCTGAGGGCGGCTCGGCGGCTGGTAGCCGTGCTTCAACTGGATGGCGGCCTGCGTGACGTACTGCAAAAGCAGGTCCTCACTACCGGCCCAGAACTTCCCTAGCTCGTGCAACATGTGTATGCCTTTTGTGTGTATGATGTGGGCATGAAAAGAGTTAACTACTTCCTACCAGAGCCTCTCCTGGAGCAGCTGAAAAAGCTGGCAGACCAAAGAGATGTGTCCGTCTCAGAGCTTGTTCGTCAAGCGATACAGGAGTTCTTGAAGCGTCAGTGACCTTCGTGTTCGTAAACCCCAAAAGCCGCCGAAAAGAGTTGGAAATGGAACAAGAGATTTGGAAGCCCGTAGTCGGGTATGAAGGCCGATACGAGGTCAGTAACTTGGGCAGGGTTAAAAGCCTGACCATCACGTACCGGAACAAAGCAAACAGGGTCTGCACGTATGTGGGCAGGCTGCTGAGAGGAACCGTAAATCGGGATGGGTACAGGTTGGTAAACCTGAAGCCAAAAGGCCCTAAACAGGTGCACTCAGTTGTTTGTGAGGCCTTCATTGGGCCTAGACCTTCAAAAGACCACGAGGTAAACCACAAGAACTTCGACCGGACAGACAATCGAGCCACAAACTTGGAGTGGGTCTTGCACACTGAAAATGTGCGGCACTCTGTCAACGCTGGACGAATGAAGGCTATGAACGGGAAGAAGGCCAGCAACATAAAACTGACCCCGGAAACAGCCCTTGCGATTCGGGCGGCCCTAGAAGCTGGTGTCGAGAGTCGAGAAGATATCGCAGCGCGATTTGGCTGCGGTGTGCCTACTGTGGGGGAGATATCACTTGGTAAGCAATGGCTGATCGGTGCCCCACGCTTAGACGCCAGAAAGACAGCAAACAACCCGTGGAAGCACGAAAGTAGGCGTAGAAAGCTAACCCCCGAACAAGTTGCATCAATTCGCTCTGAGCGGGCTGCTGGAGTACCTGCAAGAGACCTGGCAGCTAAGTACTCAGTCGCCAAGGACACCGTATACCAGATACTGCGCGGAGAGTCGTGGGCCGTCATTTAACAGGTCCTTTCGACTGCGTTGGTGTGTCGGGCTGATTGGCCTTGTCTTTCGCAGACTGCTGAGAACCCATAGTTGACGTAGTTGAGTATGGGTTCTCAGTTACCGGAGCTGCGCCACCTTTGAACCTCGTACCTGACAGCTTCTCCGCTCCTTTGGGGGGTAAGGCGCCGGTCAGTTGAATAGCCGCCTCTTCGTCGCTGATCAGACCCAAAGACAGGAGCTCCAACACCCTGGATTGGTCCATCGCCCTAAAGGCAGCCAGCTCGGAATCGGGGCGCAAGTCGGGCTGCGCAAACATAAAATCAACATAGACATCGTGACCCAACAGGCGAACCGCCATCGTCAGCGCACGTGAAAGGATGCTGTTGACGTGTAGCTGAGTGCCGGTGGCGTACTTAACGAATAAGGAAGACTCGGTGGATGCGATGTTCTGGCTGCCCGCCCCATGACCCAAAACCGCCCCGGGCACCTTCGCGCCGGCCGCCATCTTGGAGTTCAGGATGTTCTGCAGCGTGCTGTACTCCCGCTCCAGCGACTCGTTGCCGCGAGACAGGTACTCGAACTGCAGTGTGTTGAAGAACACCAGCACGTCGTCGGGCTCCAGCCCGTTCACCTGCTCCTGAATGGCCGTCAGGAATTGGTTCTGGTACTCCTGAAACGCCTTCGGGTCCGCCGAAACGTCCGGAGGCAGGCTCTTGCGGAACTGCTCAAAGTCAATCGAGCCCGTCATCCGCGGGTGCAGAGCCCGCTTGATCACGCGCCGAATGTCGTTCGTGAATTCTTGGTCGGCCAAGGTCGCCTGAACAGCCGCTTCCATGGGGCTGGCAGAGAATGGTTCAAGCAGATCAGGGTCGATCGACTCCCAGAAGAACGTCGGAATGTCCAGATCGATGTCATCGCCGCTGGCGGGCTTCTGGAAGGGGAAAACCTGCTTCCCGTCGTCCTTCCAACCAATCTGCGTGGTCGAAATCGGCTGCAACTTGTAGGGCAGACGCGCCTTATCCAGCACCAACTCCATCGAGCAGGAGCCGTAAAGCCTCAGCTCAATTGTTAGGGCCTCAGCCACCCCGTATATGTCCCTTATCTCGCTATAGCCTTGGGTATAGTCATGTAGTCGGTTGAACCGGTTCAACACCTGCTGCAGCGCCACAGTCGCCTCAGGGTTGGCCGTGCCATCCTGATTGCGGGCAATCGCCGTGAATTTGGGTGTCACAACCATCCGGACGTACGCACTGACCGAGGCCGACAAGTCCGGAGTGACCGTCGCCAGGTCATGAACGACCTTTTTGGTGGACGTACCGCTGCGCAACGACAGCAGGTCCGTTGTGGCTACCCGTCGATCCGTCTCTTGGAGCTTGGTCGTCCCGCGTGTGCTGGAACGCTTGACGCTGGACGGCAAAGCACTGCTTCCCGACTTGACCTTGGGCGGTTCAAAGTTGGGAAGCTGCGTTGCTGCCTGTTTTTCAGGCAGAAAATAGCCGAAGACGGTGTTGAGGATGCCCATTTCCGATCCAGACTGGAAGGGTCATGGGCGAAAGTCAATCCCCCTACACGCTTGTTTTCAACTTGAATTTCATGACGCCCGGCACCGAAGGCAGGTTGAAGGACGCCAGTCCACGCATCTGGGCGGCAACATAGAGGTAAAGCAGGGAGAACGTATAGTGGTCGTTGCCTTTGGCACTCTTCTGCCAGATTGACTTGAACTCACCGTCCCGAAGCGTTGCAGTGGCTCTTTTCTGGTCTTGTAGGTGCGCCTTCACAAGTTCCCACTCGTCGGTCTTGCGTATCCAGATCCGTCCAGCCCGCATCTCGGCCAGCAACTTGTCCAGCAGAGCGTTCCGGTTCAGGTTCACTTGTTTGACTTTCAGCTGTGCGCGATCCTCGTCCTGCTCCTTGACCTTCACCTCAAACAGCTCAAGACCTTGTCGGGTCACAAACATGCCGGCATAAAGGTTTGGGTACTCCTCAGTCAGGCCCATGACAAGATCCACCATAGGCTGCATGTCGACAACATGCAGCGTGGCCCGATACTCGGCCGTCAGGGCCGCCAACCGCTCCCTGACCTTGCTCAGGTGGACCCGCTCCATGTGCACAACGCCGAGTCGCCCCTCATAGTCGAGGCCACCGACCATGATGTGGTTCGTGATGCCCACATCCATGCCGATGAAATGCTGCGTAAAGGGGCTCTGAGCGATCTGAACCCCTGCGTTCTCTAGGTCTTCCTCGGTGAGTCCCGCATCCGCATCCTGCGCACACTGCCCAAGCGAGAACTGCTTGAACTTTGACAATGAGGCATAGCTGGTCGACGCAATGACCAAGCTCGCCGGAGTCACAATGGTCGGGGCGTCGAACGGACTGACCTGAAAACCCACTGCCCGATGGTTTTCTGAGGGGTTTTCACACTCCCAGTGGCGGTGCGCCGGGCTCAAATCAGGCTCTCGCCCGCACTTCGGGCAGATGACCATCGCCTCTGCATACCTGACTTTGTGGAGTCTGTCCTTGGTGATCTCCTCCAAAGCCCCCTTGTATCCGGGGATCACAACGTGGGTGAAGTAGTCGGGTATGAACGAGTGGTAGCAGTGGCAACAACGCACGTGGTTGAAGTGCCTGCGGCTGTTCTGGAACTCGTTGTCGATGGGGTCGCCCATGAACGTGGGCGTGCTCAGCTTCAACTTCCACTTGTACTGCGAGTGCAACAATCGTGAGTGGTAATCGCCCAAGATCTCTTGATCAGAAAAGCTCACCTCATCATTGATCAGGAAGTCCAGTGTCGTGGAGATGGCCGCGTTTCCGACCGCAGCGCCCTTGAAGTAGACCGCCTTTCCCGGCCCAAATGTCTTCGTGAGCGCGTTGTCCAGGTCAGAGCTGGACATCATGCCCTTCAAGGCAGGGCTGGTCTGCACGATAGGGTCGAATCGGGAGGCCGCATACGTCGACGCGAAGGTAGCCGTCGGTAGGGTGTACCCCACGGCAAATGGCGCCGGCATCACCGCCATACAGGCCGCCGTCAGGCGCATGGACATCTCGGAGATACCCGTCTGCGCGGACTTTTTCACCACGATCTCAACGGAGTCCTCCTGGAGGATGCGTTCTTGGTACTCATGGCCCTTGAAGCTGAACGGTCTGCCGTTGATGAACGTGTTTTGCTCGATCCAGCGGGCGATGTCCTTGCGCCCTACCCGGTTCGTCGTGGCCGTACGGATGCGCTGAAGGTGTTGGATTGAGAGTGAATCAAGCACAGATCACCTCCTTGGGTGCGTAGGGGTGATAAATGGCCTCAGCAGCCTTCCGGGCAGCCACAGCCTCGTGTATGCAATCAAACAGGCCTAGGTGGATCTGCTTGCGACCCACCATCAGGTGCGCTCTCCACCTTCGCGTCGTCTTGTGGAGCGAAACCCCTTTGTAGCCCGACGTGTTGTTGCGCTTCAGCCCGGCGTTCTGGCTGTTTTCCGTGCGACTGGCGAGCCTCAAGTTGGTGATCCGGTTGTCACTGCGAACCCTGTTGATGTGGTCCACGTCCTCTGAAGGCCATACCCCGTAAACATAGAACCAAGCCAACCTGTGCGCCAAATACTTGACGTTCAGGACGCTGATAGGGGTGTAACCCTTCAATGATGCAAACGCTCCTGCGGTTTTTCCGGCCACAGCACGCCTGCTCAGCGTCACTTTCCACGTGAAAACCCCAGTTTCGGGGTCGTAATGCAGCAGCTCTCGCAGTCTTTCAACTGTCAGTTTGGGTGCGTCCATGGCGCATTCCTCTAGTTTTTGGCACCCTTGGTAGGCCATCTCCGGCTTAAACCGGTTGACGGACCCGCAGTAATGACGAGCAGATGGCCTGCCAAGGGCGATTACTGAACCCCCCGTCAAGAGGGATGCCACCGTCAAGTGGCTCGATCCAGACTGGAAGACTTTCTGCAGAAAGTCAAGTGCGTGAATCGTCCAGACAGGCTTCGTAGACACTGAGAAACTGCTGCTGCAAGTCGGCCGGAAGCTGGTTCAAAGCCTCAATCAGCTTGGACTCGATCACTTTCAGGCGCTCGGTGGAGTAAATCTCCGACTGCATTTTGCTGATCTGGCCCAAAACCGCCGCCGTCGCCCCAAGCGTCTGAGCTTTTTGGTTCGCCGGCGTGACGTCGTCCTTCAGCACCTGATTCTGGAGCTCCTGAGCCGCCAGAAACTGCAACACAAGCTCCGACGACAGGTTGATGTCCTTGATGGAGCGTGCTGGCAGGCGCCGCTCCACATCCGCTTTCAACCTCAGGAGGTCGTGAAGGCTGAAGTTGTCCAGTTGGACTTCGGGATTGACATCGATGACGTCGCCGCGTGCTTGTGAGTTGGAGATGAAGGCCATGGGCGTCCTTACGCAAAAACTTCGCTGAGACTGATGTCGTACACGTCGGCCCAGGCGTTGTCGGGGTATGAGTTGACGTTCCCGTACAGAGGATCAGGCACCTTGCGGATCTCGACCTCATGTGCATCACACCACTTCTTGAGCGGAAGCCACGGAAACTCGCGCTTGGTGGCACGCTCCACTGCTTTCACCGTCGCCCACCGCCGAGACACACCCAGCTCAGCCTTCAGGCGCTCCACCTCGCGCTTGGCGTGAGATGCAGTGGCCATGGCGGAGGCTTCGCGCCGGCTGCCGATCAGGGCTTTGGTGGCGATGGCGTGGTCGCGTTCCGCCTCAGCCTTGAGCCGCGCCTCCTCGGACTCCATGGCAAGGCGCAGGATGTCCATGCGGGAGAGTTCGGCGGGTGTCGTGGGTTTGCTGACTTGAGCTTCGAGCTCCTCCCACCGGTCGACGATACGGGCGCGAACGTCATCGCTGTACCCTGAAATCACCAAGTAGACGTCACGCTGAACCAGATCGTAGACCGCAATCGGCCTGCCTCCTGTGGACTCCGCACGACTTATACGACTTGATCGTAAAAGTCCCTTGTCGAACAGGCGATCGATTGTGGCCAGGACGTCGTTATGCCGAGCGCCGGCAAGATCCGCGATCTCGCGGCTGGACATGGTGGTGACCTGATTGGAGCTCAGTGTCAGGCTCGTCGTGGGGGCGTTTTTCACGCTCTTCTCCTGTGACGAGCCTTGGTCGAACGTCTCGCCTGTGAAGGCGTTGGCAGACTCTGTGCAATTCAGAGCAGACGTTCGGCCAAGGCCGATTGCATTAACTCCCTGCCAAGGGAGTTGTCCAGACTGGACTTCTCATTGCAGTTTGTCAAGCACCTCCGAATACGTGAGACCGTGACGGGCGGCATAGGCGGTTGCGAGAGCGCGAAGGGCGTCGATTTCGGGGTCGTTGTTGGTGGAGTAAGTCTTGGGCGAAGTGGCTTCCTGAGTGGCCAAGCGGACGTGACGGCTCACCAGTGGCTGGCTCACACCGAACTTGGCCGCGGCCTCTGCCTGAGTCATCCCTTGCTCCAGAACGGCTCGTACGTGGGGTTTTCGGGCGTAGTGAACAGGAGATTTGACGCTCGCTTTTCGGGACCGCAAAGCGCCGCTTTCTTTGGCAGCGACGATGTCGGGGTCGGTTTTGAGGTCAGCGTAGAGAGCGACGGCGCTGCTGTACCCAGCTGCCTGAGCCGCCTTGCTGTAACTGACCCCGGTCAGGATGAGCTCTTTTGCGTGTTCTAAGTTAGTGTTCATACCTACACTATAACACACAAAAGTTCGAAAACACTGAAAAATTTTTGACGGACACAGGGAGTCGCCGGGGCTTTCTCCTGGTGGAAAACAATACCCCTTCACTGCACTAGGTTATTACGTTGTTTTTGCGTGTTATTACGTGCTATAATTCAGCCATGCCGACAAAAGGCATACAGCACAAGGCGCATGTTGCGCCCGCTGAATCAGTGCGCCTATCGCGCAAAGGGGAATCACCATGACCGCTACCGCTACCGCTACCGCTACCGCTACCGCTACCGCTACCGCTATTGAGGCACTCACACTTGCACAGGCACAAGCGGCAACGACACAAGCCCATGCACTGGCAAAGCCCGCCACTATGGCAGAGCTTAAAACCACCTTCTCCGAGGTGTTCGGTGCACCCACCCTCGACAAACTCGCATCCTCTGGTAAAGAAGAAGTATCTAGCCTGAGCGCTCTGCGCGAGTGGGTTGCCCTTGCCCACTCTGGTACTGCACCTAAGGCACTGCCCGAGAAGGCGGTAAGGGGTGCCGTGTTGCCCCTCGCATTGTGCAAAGCATTGCGGGCACTTGCCCCTAAAGCAAACCAACACCGTAACGCAACCCTCGCACAGTGGCACGACATCGTGGAGGAGTGGACTTTTATCGCGGCTACTGCTGGCTTGAAGCCAGCCGCACCGAAAGCCGAAAAAAGCGAGCTTGAAAAAGCCCGCGCATATATCGCAAAACTGGCACCCGAAACCATCGTCGCACTTCGTGCAGAGGGTGTAATCTAACCCGCTAGCGCATACCCCTAGGGGTATGCATAAAAGAGCGTCCGGCTGGGTGTTCTTTTATGCATACAGGCAATAACGCTTGCCCGTACCGCTTGCCAGTGAATCGGCTCTAAGCTCGCAGTTTGCTTGCCTGACCCGCCCACTAGCTGAAGCGTCACCTTAAAAATCCGCGCTACAAACCCCGACGACGACAAGCCCTGTGCGCTTGCCATTGTCCCTCTGCTTTGCTTGCTCTCGCTTGCATTGCCGTGGGCATTGGCTCGCCCTGACTGGCTGGTCGGGCCGGATACATGGTCACTGTAGCGCGGTCATACGCCACCCTCGCATAACCCGCACTGCACAAGTCGGCAACCGAGGTGGCAACCGTTGAACGGCCTTGCCAAGGCCACCCGACAAGATCAACGACCAGTGGGAGCGACGTTGCGCCCATGAAAACCCCATGCCATAACTCAGCCTTGTTAACGCAAGCTGAGCCGCCGCATGGGCACTCATGGGAAGGGCGCAGAGTAACCCATAGGTGCCGGAATAGTTACCGAGCACAGCCGTGTGAGCCTTCCCTCAGCAATAACCCCGTTCAACGTGACGCCCCGCTTGGGGCGTCTCGGTCACCCCTGCTTAACAGCCGGGTGACCTTGTGCGTCAACTACTTCGATCACAGTGCAACCCAGTGATGGGCAATGCCACGCCTAAAGCGTGATCCTGTCTGACTGTCCTAAACCCCGACAAGGTAATCGTGTCGGTGCATGGGCAGCTTCTCAGGTATTGATCGGGGGAAGCGGCACAGCAATCAACCAGTACCAAGCACCCCCGACAACGTCAATGGCAACGACGTTGTCGGGGCACAAATTTCAGGAGGGCACTTCAACGAGTGCCTTCCCCTGTGTGCATTGCGGTGTGCACAGGGGAGTTACATGAGCCTTGACGGAGATCTTGACGGAGGTCCTGCCTTCGGCCTTGACGTCGTCGGGGTTGCGGGGGCCAGGTGCCCAACCCATTTTTTAGGAGTGAATCACATGAAACCAATCGAAATGGTCGCACTCGACCTGTACTTTGCGAACTTCAACTATGTGGCCGAGCTGGCCCAACTGGGTGCAGGTGCCGTGACCTACACGGTCATCGGCAACAGCGAGGAAGTCGTCGAGGTGATCGACGTCAGCGGTCTGGCTGCAAACATCGTCCAAGACTGGGCGGCGTATGAAACAGCCATTCAGGATTACTTCGGGTTCGACACAACCCTGAACGACCAACTGATGGCGTGTGGGATTGAAACCGTCGGCGTGGCCGGCTTCGAGTTCGCTGTAGGAGGTTGGTGAAATGAGCCCTGC